CTCCCGCCACGACCACCGCGAACATCAATGAAAGTCTGACCGGCACGAGCACGGTGCGGAACGTCCCGGCCGTCTTTGCGCCGGGCCTGACCGCGGCCGGGCTCGAAACCTGCCTCGGCTCGGTTTCCGCTGGCGCCTCGGTCGTCGGCGTCGGCGCCACGTTTGGCACCACCGTCCCCGATGCCGGCTGCGCTGCGCGGCTCGATGCGCGCACGCTTTGGAGCATGGGGCTGCGACGGGCGGCGATCGCCCGATTGTGTCTCATGAGCGAAATTTATCGCTCGATGCCCGAGGTCTGTGTCCGGTATGTATCACAGCCCGGGCCGGATGGCCGCTTGTACGCGTTGGCGCCGGAAGCCGTGCCGGACCCTGCCGCTGCCTATGCCGGCGGTCCGGTCGAGGTCATCGAACAAAGGACCGGCGCGCGACGCACGTGCAACGACTACGACGTGACCCGGCACCGCTGCCGTGTTTGGGCTCACGCACACTTAGCGGCAGCACATTGAGGCAAACAACCATGCGTAAACTCCTCCTATCGACTGTCGCAGTCCTCGCCTTGGCGTCCCCGGCCTTGGCGGGTTCTGCGTTGAGCTTTGGGACCGGCTTCAATGCCGGGCACACCCAAACCTCGACGCACTCGACGACCTCCGGTCTAGCGGCGGCCGGCGGTGTTGCCACCGGAACGAACACTTCGCTCGGTGCTGGCATCGCGACGACCACCCCGGCCGGCAGTCTGACGTCGGCGGTCGGTGCTTCCGCTGGTCAATCGAACGCGGCCAGCGGTGCGTTTAGCCTCGGCAATGGTGCGGCCACGAGCGGCGGCACGTCGAACAATATCGGCGTCGGCGTCGGCGTCGGCTTCACCAACACGACACCCTAAATTAGTCCCCTCTAAACTGGCCGGGGCGGATGGCAACTCCGTCCCGGCCTTTTTGCGCGCAAGGGTGTCAGGGTGTCAGGGTGTCACCGTGATACGGTGTCAGGGTGTCAGGGTGTCAGGGTGTCAGGGTGTCACCCTTCGTTTCCGCCCTTTTGTCCCGTGATTGGAACTCGTGAGCGCCTCGCCAGCGACCCAAGCGCTTGAAGCCGCCCGCAAAGCGATCGCGGAGGCCGAGGCGATCGTGCGCTACGCGCGCAAGCGCTACGGGATCGTCGGCCGGGCCGGGCCCGGTCCGCGCACGATCCGGTTCCGGCCGGCGCCAGCGCCCGAGATCGAGGGCCCGGACTATTTTCTGTCGGACAGGGAACTCGCCGAGGCTAAGGCGGCCTGCGTCATGCTGGCGATCGCCAAGCTCGGCGGCCGGGCGGCCTTTTACCGGGCCGCGGGAGGCCACCTATTGCGGCTGCGCGGGGATAGGGATCGGGGGGAGTGGTCGGAAATATTGCGCCACGAGTGCCGGCTGTCGATCCGCCGGGCTTACGAACTGATCGCCCTCGCCCGCGGCAAGCAGACGCTCGACGAGGCCCGGGCCGCCACAAAAGCGCGCGTGAAAAAGTTCCGTAAAATCAAGGGCCGAAAACGGTAACGCACAGGCGGGAAAATAAGATGGCCCGGCGGCGCTCCACGCCAACCGGGCCAAAATTCACACACCCTGGCCTGAGAGCAAGAGCATGCGTCGCCAAAATAGTATCAACGCTGCCGGGGTGTCGAGACAGAACCGACGTTGCGGCCTTGCGCATCATAGAACGTCGTGGTGCGGCTCGTGGAAGTGCCGGCTGTCGTGTTCGCGTGCCCGACCACCGAGCCGCGCGCGTCATAGAAGGTCGATTGCTGCGCCAGTGCCGGCGACGCGATCAGTGATGCCGCGATGGCGAGCCCTGCCCAAGCTTGGCGATGTAGAGATAGTTGCATCCGGTTTTCCTTATGTCAGTGACGTGACCGCACTTGTCGCAGCCGCCGGTTTCGAAAATCTTATTTGGAATGGCCATCGTTAGCCGCTGGCCGCAGGCCTCGCACGTGAATTTTTGATGGACGGTTAAGCCTTCGTTAACGAGGTCCTCCATTGCGGCGGCGGCGTCCTCGAACGGAAAGTCTCTGTATTTGATCTTTTTGGTCATTCGACCTTGGCCGCTTTTTCCAGTTCGCGCATCGCCCACCCGGCGAGAATGTTGGCGACGTCGTTGCTAGTCTTGCCGATCGTGTCGGAATCGCTGTGAATGTCGCGCGCCATTGTCATGAAATCGCGGTACTCAAGACGCAGCAACAAAGCCGCAATGTACTGCAGCGGCGTTGCGCCGGGCATTTGAGTTTCAGCTTGCATTCTGACTCGGGTCGAGACGTGTTTAGCCATTGTCGATTCCTTTCTTGGTTTGCAATTCGACCGCTCGGGCGACGCCGGCTTCGGTCAACGAGACTTTGTCAAACATCTTGCCGCTGCCTTTGGCGATGAACGGGTTATCGAATCCGGTATTGGGATGGTGGCGCGCCAGCCCCATAGCGATCAGCTTGTCGAGGTCGCGGCCGTGACACTCGCCGTATTGGCTGAAATCGTCTTGCGCCAACCACAACAACAAATCGCGCTCGCTCGGCGATAGTTCGTCAATCATCACCGAAACCCTTCGATGAATCCCCGCACGACCAACGTGCTGCCGCTCATGATCGCGGCGAGCCCGAGAGGACCGGCCGCGTCGCCACTGCCCTTGAGGTCGGGGTGCTTTGATAGATCGCTCAACATGGACGCGACCGCTTCTCGAATGTCGCCGCGGTCGAGATATTCGAGGGCGCGCGCTTTGGCCCAAGCAAGATGCTCGTCACGCGTCATGGCGCCTCCTTAAACGTCAGCGTCATCGGCCCGAGCGCTTTGACCTTGTCCTCGGCGGTGTGCTCACGCTCGACGACCTCGGAATGTTTGACGTACCATTTGCCGTCGTTGGTCATGGACGGCGGCGCCAGCGCAAACGCCTTGCTCGAACTCAAGCGGATCAGCGCCGCCCATCCCTCTTTGCCACGGCGATCGAGATAGGCGCGCAGCGCCGGGTCCTCGTGCGCATCGGGATAGTTCGGATCGAGCCACACTTGGATGACCGGAATCGTGTTGCCGTCGTTGGTCACATAGTCCGGCATGCAATCGACGACGTAGTGCGAGCGATCCGGGCGTGAGAGGTCGGCTGTGTCCTCATTGGTCAACCACCGGCACGACCATGTGCGACAGCCGAACGGCCGCACCGCATAGATGCTGCAGCCCTTGCCATGACGTTGATGCGGACAGCGACAGCCGGCCGGCTTGAAAAAATCTTTGATCATGTGGGCGGCGTCGTTTGGCTTGAGCAAGCCAACCTCGATCGCCGCACTGACGACGTCCGCACTATCGCGGCCGGCGTCCATCGGCATGAGCCGGCAACAAAGCGTGCAGTTTCCGCACTGGCGCGTCATTCGTCGCCGTCCTTTGGACCGTACAATTTCACGGCCTCGTCGATCGCCGCGCTGCGCATCATCGCCCAAGCGATTTGCAATCCTTCGGGGAGCCGTTCGGCCGAACCGCCCTCATAGGCGACATAACGGCCGAGCAGGACCGCCAGCGCCGCGGTGATCAGCGGTTGGTTGCCGACGAGGCCGATCGCAATGTCGATTTTTTCGGCGACCTCGTCGATTTCTAGCGGAATTGGCTCGATCATCGTTGCGGCCCTATAAGCGTTTTCCATTGCCACACGCCGACGCCGTCCCCGCTATCATCGCCCTCGGGCTCCCAACGGTATTCGCCGAGAATCTCTGCCGCAGCGAGCGGCGGCAATCGCGCGCCATCCTTGATGAAATCGAGCAGCCGTCGCGGCGCCCGCGGCACGCGATAGACCGGCGCGTCATGCCGCAACGAGCCGCCGTGCATCGGGCCGCCAATGAACGGACCGAAATAGAATTCCGGTACTTTCGGATTACCGCGCAGCCGTCTCACACGAGCACTTGGACGAGTTCAACGAACGCCCGTATGGCATGAGTGCGTTGCGGCTGTCGCAATTTTTGCAACGCGTGGAGTGCCTTGCGGATCGTCGGGTCGTTGAGGAGATCGACCACGTCCTCCACTTGGCCGTTCGATGCCTTTGATTTGGTGCCGAGCAGCGCGTCGGGTGTCGTTTTGAGCGTTCTGCAGACGGTGATCAACCTCGAACCGCTAAGGCGATTTTTGCCGTTCTCATATTTCTGCACTTGTTGGAAGGTAACGCCGAGCGCATCACCGACCTGCGTCTGACTGAGGCCAGCTATTTTGCGCAAGCTGCGCAAGCGCGCACCGATTAAGACGTCTTGTTGATCTGTCGACATTTTGGTTTCCTTTCACTTGCTGCACCGCCAGCTTTTGCCGTTATGCGTCATGACCTTGTGCATGCCGTGCCGTTCGCAAATCTCGCCGGCCTCGGTGCGGTGATGACGACCCGATGGCTCGTGCCAATGGCGGCTGACCGGGGACGCTTCGGGATCGACGGCGGCTTCCTGCGGCGGCTTTGGTGGCGGCGATGGCGGCAGTGGCGGCGATGGTGGCGGCAGCAATTGATCGTCTTTGAGCGCCACGCGCGTCGGCGCCTTCTCGATCGTCGTCTCGGTGACCGGCGGCGCTTCCATCGGCGCGCGCTCCTCGACCTTTCTGTAAAGCGGCACTATGCGCACGTCTTTGACCGGCGGCGGACTGGCCTGCGCCGCCTTGACCTCGATCGGCTTGGCCGCCGGATGCGCGACGAGAGAGATCGCAAGCGCCGCGACCGCTGCGGCCAGCACAATCCCCATCGCGACCTTAAAGGCTCTGCCGTCGTGGGCGTCCTCGTGGCCGTATGCGTAGCGGAACAGATCGCTTTTCGGTTCGTGTTCGTCGGTCATTAGCCAAGCTCCGACTCGTCGCAATATTCATAAGCGTCGGACAGCGGCACGATCGGGTCGAGGCCGTTGGCGACGCGCTGCGGATTGACGCGCTCGACGCAGGCCCGGCAGATCGGCCGCCGATCACCATCGATGCGAATGCTTGGCACGCGCATCGGGTTGTAGCTGAAAATCTGTTTGCAGCCATAGCAAGGCGAGGTCGCGAAAACGTAGCCCATCACGTTGCCCCCGAAAGAAGAAAATCACGCAAACGCGCGGCCTGTGTCATGTCGCCTTTGACGATATCGCCTCGGCGCACCGCGAGCCGTTTGCCGCGGCGCCAGAATTCCACCCGCCGGAAAGGTCGCTTCGGCACCATGAAACCCTCGGACGTGATCGTGTGGCCGATCGCCATCACAGCCACGAAAAAATCCGGGCGATCGTTGTCGACTTCGGGATTGGCGATGATCAATGCGTCGCTCTTGGCCGGGTCGAGCGTCTTGTCGTCGATCCGCTTGCTGTAGCTCGGCGCCGCCAGATACGGGCAAACCTGCAACGCGTACTCGGCGCACTCGTGGTGCATCGGCGGATCGAGATAAGCACCGCGCGGATCGAACGCGCAGCGCGGGCCGCCAACATACCAGCGGCCACGGAACAGCCCGTGATTGCACAGCGGACAGCGGTCGTTCTTGAGCACGAACCGGCGGCGGTCCTCGTCATTGATCGTGAAGTGCGGCTTGCCGTCAGTGTCGCGCATGACGATGAACGGCACAGGATAGCCGCGCCGATCACGCGGCAACGATCGCATGCGCTCGGGAATCGGAACGTCTCTCATGCGGCGTTCCTGTAGAGCACGAGCCACAACAGCAACGCAAAAATCATGAACAACAACAGCGGCAGGCCATAGCCGTGCTCTTGCATCGCTTGGCGCAGCGCGACGAGGCCGGCACTGCCGAGTAGAATTAAAAGTGCAGTGCGCCATACCCACGGCTCTTTGATCAGTTGCTCGACGGCCGGCGACAGCATTTGCGTTTCCCCCCCGAGGAGCGCATTATCGCAAGTGACGCTTGTAACAATCAAGGGTCGTCGGGGGAATGTTTACAATTTTAGCCTGGATATCGGGCGCGATCGCGACCGTGCTGATTGCGTGGTTAAGTGTTTGCGCCGCCTACGCGAACGTCACGCGGGCAATAAAAAAATGGCCCCGGACAATGCCGGGGCCAAATCGAATAAACTGATTGAGGGATCGAGGGGCTCGCTGCCTTCAAGAGGAGGCGAGCATGCTGCTATCGCTGCTGTCTGTTCTCGCGCTGTTCTGCGCCGTCGTCGGTGTGCAACTTGCCGGACCGAGCGGAGCGAACGTGTGGGGTGTCCTTGTGTTTACGGCGGTCGCTATCGTCGCCTTGCAACTCGGCTACATGGCGACACTGATTGCGCAAGCGCTTCACGCCTCGGGCGCCAACGGCTGATCAACGTTGAATTCGGCGTCGATCATGTCGAGCACGCGATTGTAGTCCTTTGCCAATTTGCGCAAGCCTTGGATGAACCGCTCGTCGGCCTTGGTCGCATTCGGCGTCATGAACGTCTTAAACAGATTGCCGGCGTAGGTCTGCGCCTGCTCATCGATAGCAGCAAGCACGAGCGCCTCAAGTTTGCTTAGGTCGGTCATCGCTGCTCGTCTTTTTGGTCAGCGATCTGAAATTCGCCGGCCGTTGCTGTGCTGCCAGCGGCGTCACGATCGGCGGTATCTCGCGCATTCTGCCGTCATGCCACCAAAACAGATCGTAGGGATAAGGAACCGGATAGCTCGGATCGGGCATCGTCAGGCCGCCGTTAGAGTGTGCCGCTTCTCATTGACGAGCTTGCGGAGATCGCCGGCAAACCGCTTGATGGCGACCTTGTCGTCCTCCTCGATCGCCTTGTCGAGTTGAGCGCCGACGTCGTGGACGGCGCGGACAAATGCGGCCATGCGCTCCGACACTTCGGCAACTTCCTTGTTATAGGCCATCGCTATTTCCTCCCGTTTGATGCGTGTAGGGCCACAGCCCAAGCTGCTCACGCATGGCGCAATTATGGACGTAAAGCTTGGTCACGGCGATCTGCATTTTTTGGACGTCGACGACGTGCATCGCCGTTCTTAGCTCGTCAAGCATTTCCGAAACAGCGTCGACGTAGGCCTTGAATTGCCGATCACTCAGGAAAATAGCCTTCGATTTTCGTGACCGTGTAGGCAGCGACTTGCGCGGGCGTCCAACCATAGGTCTTGTCAAGTTGGGTCGAGTAGTCGCCCGCGATCCAAGCGCTGTACCAATCGGTTTCGTTGGATTTGATGCCGATGTAGGCGCTCCCGAACACCGGGTCGGCCGCCGAAATGTGGCCGGCGATTTCAATGCCGTTATCGAAGTTGAAGCCGATCGGAATCGGATCGGACGTAACGCGGTAGCCACCGGCAATATTGACGGTGACGTGCTGATTGCCGCCGAACTTCACCATATAGAGCGCCTGCGCGATTGTCGGATGCCCCTGCACAAGCGGACCAATCCAACAAAAATCCATCGTGCAATCGAGCGCGAACGTCAGCCGCAATTGCGTAGGCAGCTTGCCCTTGGGAATGGTCGAGAAGCGCGACGGCCCGAGCAGCGTCACCCACGAATAGCCGGTCCATCCCTGACTCCAACTGTTAGCTGGAATATCGCCACCGGCCATTTCCGCGATCACGGTCCAGCCCACCGGCCCGACCGGCGGCACGGGCGGCGGCTGCGGCCACTCGAACAGATCGGCCGGCGTCCAATAAGTCCACGGGTCTTGATCGCCGATCGCCTGACCGCTTTGATCAAGATGCGAATGACGATAGTTCATGCACTCATCGAAAGGATGCGTGTGCATCGGGTCGTCAATGCTTTCAATCTGATCGATCACACAAACCAAATTGCCCGGTGACTGCGCGCGGAACATTGACGACGCGCGCGCGTGCTCCGCTTTCTGTTCGTCGGTCATAAGCGCGTCGTCCGGCCACAGCGGATTTTGATAAATGCTGTTGTCGGTCGCGCGGACTATCGCATTACCGCGTGGGGACAAGAGTCGGCTTGAGGGAGGCCGCGGTTTCAGGGGCAAATTGCTGCTCGACCGCTGCGGGCCCGGATTCTGGTGCGGGTGGAATTGGTTGGCCGCTGCTGTCGAGCGCTGTCCAGTGCGGATACGGGGCGCCATCGGCATAGCCTTGGCCGATGCGCCAGGTGTCCCATTGGGCGGGGGTGTGCGCCGGGAGATTTTCATGATCGATCCGCAAGTGTCGTTGTGTCGCCATGTCAAAGATCGTGCCGCAGTACGTGCATTGAAGCTGCGGCGCGGGCACCGGATAATCGTAGGGTGTGACCCGCGGCGTCGGCGGTGACCGTAAAAACAAATTGTTGGGGATTTGCGCCATGTTCGCTCCTAGTGCTCGATATAACCATTAGCAGCGCCGTTCGTGTTGACTGGCGGCGAGGTCGTGCCACTGATTGAGGCGCCGATCGCATTCACGACGGCGCCCTCTTGGGCAAGGATTGCCAGCGAACCGTTGCCAGAGAAAACCGAGCCGTAGCAGTAGACATTCCCGCCCGACGTGGCGATGCCGTAATAGCCATTGTTCTGGAAAAAAGAATTTTGTACGGACGCCGAGCAGGCGCCGATGCAATAGTAACCAACGACCGCATTTTGATGCAGATCGGCCCACGTCTCACACAACAGCAAGCCGCCCTGCAATGAATCGACGCCATTGCCGCCGCCGCCCGATGTCGAGCCGGTGCCTTTGACCGTGAGCCGCTCGGCCCAACAATAACCGCCGAAAATACGAATGCCGACCACGCCACAACTGGCGACGATCAGGTCTTGTCCGTAGTTGCCGATATAGCCGCCGCCGAAGATGTGCATGCCGTACTGGCCGCAAGCGCAAATCACGAGCGGCAACGACGTGGCCGAGCGCATCGTGCAGTCCCAACTCGACACACCACGATCGCCGAAGCCCCAAATGGCAAGGCAGTCGTGCCACAAGTCTGCATAAAGCTCGATGCCGCGACCATCGTACGGCGCCGGCCCGATATCCTGCGATCCGGTGATCAACAAATAACGCAGCGTGCAGCCAACATCGAAGACCCGGATTCCGGTGACGCCGCTGGTGAACTGCAATTCAGTCGAGAACGTGCTGCGCAAATAGACAAGCTGATTGGTCGCGTCGACAGCGCGAGCCGCTGCGCTGTAGCCGGTGCAAGTAATGTTGCCCGGCGTCGGTGCGCCGCCCTTCAAGGCCGCGCCTTGGATGAAAATCCGATTGGCGTTTTGATGGATGATTTCGAAGGTCTGCGTATAGACCCATTTGCCGGGGCCGACCAGAAACGTCACGCTGCCGGTGTTGGTAATCGTGTAGCCCTGCACCCAATTCATCGCCGCAAATAAATCGGGAAAGTCGGGCGTGCCGCCGGTCGGCCCGGCGTGCACCGTCTTGGTGATATCGGTGGTGATGTAGCGCCGGCTAAAGAGTGCCTGCAGCGCTTGCCATAGCTGCGTCAGATCGGTGTGCGACGGCGTGAGCCCGGCTTGCACGATGACATTGAGAATCTCAATTTGATCTTCGTCGAACGCGGTCGCTGGCGGGATCGAGCCCTCAGTGCCGGTGACCGGGTTGCCATTTATGTACCGGGGATATGAGTTCGGCGGCGGTGTCGGCGTGCCGTATGGCTGACTGTAATCCATAGGATCGAGTCCTCACTTTTCTCAGATCAAGGTTTTCACAGGAACGCAGGCGAACTCTTTAGGGAGTTCCAGCCATCGGATCGGGCGGCGTCACGCCGCTGTAGTCGAACAGAACTTCGGTATGCGCCGGACGCCACCGCTTAATGAAGCATTCCAGATCGAGCGCGCGAGTGATGCGCAAATGCGGATCGATGCCGGCCTGACCTGCGGCGGCGCGAAACCAAACCAACTTGAAGCGTTGGACGTGCACCGTCCAAACAAAGCGCATGGTCGGCGCGCCGATCTGACACGGCCAATCGCCGAGCGAGCCGTCCGCGTGATAAGCGCGATTGTCGCCGCAACGATCGTAACCGGCCATGAAAGGCCGGTACTCGCTGATCGTTATTTGGTAGCCGAGGAAGTTCGCCACGCCGATGAAAAAGTCCCGGCTTTGCGCCCCGAGGAACGTCATTTTCAGGACGAGATATTTCTGCCGCTCGCCGATCGATGACGGTTCTTGCAACATGCACGGGTCGGGCAGGCCCCAAGCCTTTTCCCACGAGTCGAGCATTTCGACTGTGGTGCGCGGATCGCTCTCGCGATTGAGAAAATCGTCGGCGCGGCCGTCGACCCATCCCATGATGCCGGCGAGGCCGTGCACCACTTTCATAATGGTGCTTTGCCAATAACGCGGCCACGCGATGCCGGTCGGCAGATGGGCGGCAAGTGAGAACGAATATTCCTCTTGCCCGCGGCGGACCTGTACGTCGACCGGCTTAGGCGGGGATTGGACCGCCATTCATGGCACCGGATAGGTGATGGTGCCGAGCACCGCGAGCGCGCCGTTATGCGGCATCGGATGGTCGTCCATGTCGAGTTCGAAATCGTTGGTCACCCGGCCGATCGCCTCGGATATCCACGACGCCAGGATCGTCGTACCGGCGACCAGTTGACCGTTCACAGCGTGCGCCGGCTGCGCGCGTTGCGAGATCATCGCCGCAACACTGTCCGAGACTTGCTGTCGCAATGTCAGCGAATCGTTGATCAGGGCGAGATTGAAATCGATCGGCTCGGGCACGGGCGCGGCGACAAAGAAATCGCGCACTGCGACCGGCCGCATGGTGTCGAGATAGCCGGCGACGACGTTGAGATCGTCTTGGGTCGGAAAACCGCCCGTGTCGGCGCGGAGCGCGTCGACCATAAAGCGCACTGTGATGGTGCCCATGCCCATCTCGCGCGGGGCGCACCACGCGCGGGTGACCGAGGGAATGCTCATTGCCCATTGCACATAGTCGTCGGCATCGCCGCCCATCGGCGGCTGTTGAATGCGCGCCAGGACGCGGGCGCGCAACTCGTCGTCGGTTTCAATGTCGGAGCCGCCGCGCAGATCGACCACAGTGGCGCTCGAGTCCACGCCAGCGATCGGCAGCATCGGCGCCAGCGTCGTGCCGGCGACCTGATTGGTGGCGGCGCCGGGATTGATGGCGCGCACCGCGACCTCTTGCGGCTGGAATGCGACGTCGGGAAGCTGGATCGCCTCTAACGTCTCATAAACGGCGCCGTTGGCGGCCGCCAATTGCATGCCCTCGGGAACGACGACGCCGGGCGTGCCGGTAAAACTCGCGGCGCCTTGCGCGGCGGTCGGCGATTTGCGGCCTTTCGAACCGTCCGAATTTTTGAGCCAGATAACCCCGTGCCGGTCGAGCCAAATATCGGTGGCCGTATCCGGCATGAGTTGCGTCGCCAGCCAATCGATATAGCGCAGCACCGCACTGGCGAGGCCGGCCATC